CAGATGGATCAATGAACGGTTATAATGCAATCGTATCAAACCAAGTCACTGCTGGTGATCTGTATTTCGGCAACTTTGCTGACTTGCTGATCGGCATGTATGGCGGTTTGGACATTGTTGTAGATCCATATACTGCGTCTAGCTCAGGCACAGTACGGATCGTTGCACTGCAAACTGTAGACGTAGCTGTACGTCACGCAGTAAGCTTTGCATTCAACAATGACGGTGCATAAGAGTGCTAACTTGGGAGGGCCACTTGGCCCTCCTTTCCAATAAGGGGCAAAAGATGAAATACATTATCCTCAAATCCTGTGTTGCTGCTGGCCAAGCTAGAAAGGCTGGAGACATAGTTGAATTGAGCGCGGATGAAGCTACTGCGCTAAAAGGATATGGACGTATTGACGTGGCTCCAGAGCCTAAGCCTATTAAGGCTCCTACGGATCGGGCCGCAAAGCCTAAAACCACAAGGGCGAAAAAATGAAGATTACTCTGATTAAAGACGCATCTTGGGGCGGGAAGAACGGCAAAGCTGGTGCAAGCCATACAGTTGATGATCGTGTTGCCCAGAAGCTAATTGATCGCGGATATGCTAAGTCATATGTAAAAGAAGAAAAGGCTGAAGAAGATGGCACTGCCACTAGCGAGTGATTTAGCCGAAATATTCAACATTGATGAGTTTGCTCAATCAATCACATATCAACGCGCTGCTGGGCGTGGGGATAGCACAATCAAGGCTATCTTCGACAACGAGACTATCCCAGTTGACGCTGGTGGAATGACAACTGTTCATCAGGAGCAGCCTAGAGTAACGTGTCGAACCGTAGATGTTCCATACATTCAGTATGATGACGCTATGATAGTATCATCAGATACTTATTATGTTCGCGCTTGGATACATGATGGCACTGGCGTTACTGTTGTGCAGTTGGAGAAATCTTAATGGCTCATGTTAGGCAGCAAATAAGAGACAGAATTGTCTCTGTGCTGAAGTCCAATGCATCATTGGTGAAACGTAGGGTATTTTCGTCTAGGGTATATGCCCTAACAGAGAAAGACCTTCCTGCGATTACGGTTTATACGGGATCAGAAGCATCTGCCCTGCAAACCATTGGTGTAAAAACGTCTGCGCGTATTGTTTCTGTTGAGGTAGATATATACGTGCGAGCAACGAATAATTTTGATAATGATGTGGACGCTATCGCCGTTCAGATCGAAGAGGCAATAGCCAATGACTTCAATGTCAATGGCCTTGCAAAGTCGGCTGTATTAACTGCCACAGACATCAACTTTTCAGGTGAAGCGGAACAACCAGTAGGTTCCGCAAAGCTGACATTTGATGTAAGGTATGATACAGCTATCGATGACGTAGAAACGGCCAGATAAGGAGGCTCCAATGGCTACACACACAGGCAGCGAAGGAACCGTAAAGGTCGGTGCTAACGCTATAGCAGAAATCCGCTCTTTCAGCTTAGAGGAAAGCGCGGATACCTTAGAAGATACAACTATGGGCGACACTGCTCGCACATACAAATCATCTTTGACAACATTCACTGGATCAGTTGATGTTTTCTGGGATGAAACCGATACAACGGGTCAAGGCGCTTTGACTATTGGCGCTTCTGTTACGCTTAATGTTTATCCTGAAGGCGATGCTTCTGGCGATACATATTACAGCGGTGCAGCCATCGTTACCGGCGTTACACGTTCATCATCATTTGATGGCCTTGTGGAAGCGTCAATAACTGTGCAAGGTAGTGGGGCATTAACAGCTACAACGGTGTAACCCATGTCTAACCCTATAGACGCCTTAGACGATTATTTATCGAATATCGAAACAAGGCATATAGAAGTAACTTTACGCGCAGGGGCCAAGCCTCTGCGTGTTTACTATACCCCTATGACTTCTGGCGAAATGTCAACGATCCAGAGGAAGCATTCTGACTTCCCATCTGCCAACATAGATGCTCTGATTGATCTGATTATCTTGAAGGCTCTAAAGGAAGATGGCGAAAAGGCTTATACGATTGAGCATAAGCCTAAGCTGAAGCGCATTCCCCATGAGGTGATCTATAAATTGAGCGCACCTATGATGTCTGCTGGCTCTGTTGAGGAAGCTGAGGGAAACTAAAGAAAGACCCATTCAGGTTTAATTTAATCGCGTTAGCAGATAGATTGGGCCGCACCATTAGCGAGATTGAGAAAATTACGCTAACGGAGTATAATGAATGGGTCGCATACTTTAAGATCGTGGACGAAAGGCGGGAAGAAGATGGCAAGCGCAGAACAGCTAAAGTTTGAACTTCTTGCGGTTGATCGCGCTAGTCGGCCTATTCAGCAAGTTCAAGGTCGCGTCAGAGACTTTGACCGTCAGGTAAAGAAAAGCTCAATACAGATGAACAACTTTGGCGGGTCAGTTACTGGTGCGCAAAAGAGCTTGCGCAAATTTGCTATGGGGGGCGTTCAGCAAGCGGGTTATCAAATTGGTGACTATGCTGTTCAGGTCGCTAATGGAACCAGTGCGACACAAGCCTTTGGCCAACAGGCTGGGCAATTCTTTCAAATCTTTGGCCCATTCGGGGCTGTGCTTGGCGCGGCTATATCTGTATTTGCGGCGTTTAAGATGGCTGCTGACAAGGCTGGTGCTAGTGTCGATAATGTCGGGAAAAAAATAGACCTAGCTAAAAATAGTATAGATGCCTTCAGGCAATCATCAGAATTAGCCAATATAAGTTCAGGGGAGCTTACAAAGCAATATGGGATGATGGCTTCAGAAGCTAAAGAGCTTTTTGAGGTGCAGAACGAAATAAACAAGCTGGCTGCTTTTAGGGATGTAGGAACGGCAGTCGAGCTTGCAACTAAATCATTTGGTGACTTCGGGGATAGATCAAAAAGCGCAATATATGGAGCAGCGGAAGCCTTTGCTGATCTTAATGAGAAGCGTGAGAGCCTTCAGTTGCTTGGCGAGAAAAGCCCGTTTTTTGACATTACGCGCACGTTGCCAACGCAACTTACGGCCGTAAATGAAGCTCTAAATGAACATGTGATGGAGCCAGTTGTTCAATTAGCCAAAGAGTTTGGCATTACTACAGATCAAGCAGCACTTTTGGCTGATACAGTTCAAGATGCTCAAACAGCAAATAGCTTGAAGGAGCGAGTTGCCGCATTAGTCACGACTAGGAATATATATAGGGATTTAGCCCTTGCGGATGGTGAAATCTCTGAGAGTGAGCAGGAAAGACTAAATACGCTGTTACAAGCGCAGATGTCATATATAAAAATAAATTCTGAGCTAGGGCAAAGCGCTAGAACTTACGTTGACATATTAGGCAGCGAGCAAGGTCTGGCCCAAGCAATGGCTGCAACCAACCAAATATATGCAGCTAGGTTAAAGGCGAGGCAATCGGAAGTACAAGCCGCCAGAGACGCATTTATCGTGGAGGCATCTGTGACGGTTGCGGAAACAGAAAGGGCAAAAGCAATAAAAGCAATGCAAGACGCTTACGCTGAGCTAACCTCTGGTCAAGATGAAGCGAATACCAAAACAAAGGAAACCGCCAAGGTCATCAAGACTGAGCTAAGCCCAGAGCTTATGCGGATCAAAGACGCAGCAGAGATGGTGGGTAGTTCATTTGAGAACGCTATGATGTCTATGGTAGATGGCACTATGACAGCCGAAAACGCATTTAAATCAATGGCAAGCAATATCATAGCTGAGCTTTATCGTATTTATGTAGTCAAACAGATTACGGGATTTATTTCTAGTGCTATTGGCCTCATGGGTGGGCCTAATCCGTTTGCGTTTAAGGCTATAGGTGGGCCTGTTCAGTCAGGCAAGCCTTATGTTGTTGGAGAGCGTGGGCCAGAGATGTTTGTGCCATCACGCTCAGGGTCAATCGTGCCGAATAACAAGCTTGGCGGCGGCGGTGGCGTGATTGTCAATCAGGTCATCAATGTTAGCACAGGCGTACAACAAACTGTACGTGCTGAGATTAAGCAGCTAATGCCACAGATAGCAGACAGCGCTAAGGCCGCTGTAGTAGACGCTAAACGGCGTGGCGGTGATTATGGAAGGGCATTCGCGTAATGGCTATTAGTTATCCCTTGGCTCTGCCTACGCATACGGGCATAGCATCAATCGAATTGCGGGCGATCAACACGGTTGCTTATAGTCGCTCACCGTTTACGCTGAAGGGGCAAGCACACGCTTACGCTGGCGAGGCATGGGAAGCTGACATCAGTTTGCCACCAATGAAACGTGCAGACGCAGAGCAATGGATTGCCTTTCTGATGAGCCTACGCGGTCAGTTCGGTACATTCTTGCTAAACGATCCTTCGGCCACCACAACGCGTGGCACGGCGACTTCAGCGACGATCACAGGATCAGTTGGTGATCGAAGTGTATCTGTCACTATGACGGGAACGCTAAAAGCTGGCGATTACTTTTCTTTAGGCACTGGTACAAGCACACGTTTGTATAAGGCGCTACAAGACCAAAGCGGCAGCGGAACGTTGGAAATATGGCCTGCACTGCGCGACGCAGCATCATCATCTACAGCAGATTTGACCAGTGCGTCAGGTACATTTAGACTAGCAAGCAATCAGCAAAGTTGGTCAGTCAATGAGGCCAGCATTTATGGCATAACTTTTGGGGCGTTTGAGGCAATATGAGGACAGTTCCAGCGGCACTACTTACAGCACTTGATGCAGATCAGATTGAGCCTTTCTATGCGGTTGATCTGGCGTTTGAGACAGCAAGCATTCGTCTCTGGACAGGTTACGGTGATAAAGCAATAGGCGGCAACACTTACACTGGCTCAGGCAGTTTGCTTACTATTGAGGGGCTAGAAGAAGTTTCAGACCTATCTGCGCGTGGCACTACGCTAACGCTGAGCGGCCTTAGTTCTACGATCTTGAATTACGCGCTGACGGAAGAATATCAGGGCCGCACAGTTACCATTCACTGGGGCATTGGCAGCAATACAGTTGAAATATTCCGTGGTTACATGGATCAAATGACCATCCAAGACAGCGGCGAAACGTCAGCGATTAGTTTAACCGTAGAGAGCCGCCTGATTGTTTTGGAGCGCCCTAATGTGCGTCGCTATACAGAAGAAAGCCAAAAGCAAGTGCGTAAGCGCAAGTGGTTGGACGATGGAAATTCTGGTGATCCAGCAGTTGATGATTACTTTAGTTGGGTTCAGCAGTTGCAAGACAAGCAGATTGTCTGGGGTAGGAATGAAGCCTGATTTTGATGCGCTGAATGATTACATACGCAAGGTGCGTGATGTGCCGTTCCAGTGGCACACAAATGACTGCTTTATGTTTACCAATAACGCTTATAGGGCAATGTATGGCGAAGGTTGGGCTGATGATTGGGTCGGAAAGTACACAAAGAATGGGCTGTACCTAAAGCGTGATGAATTGCGCAAGGCGTTTCAAGCTAATTCGCTTGATGAAGCAATAGATCGGAAAATGAAACGCATAGACCGCATCCCGCCGAAAGGCGCTTTGGTAACAACTGATCGGGCAAGGCGGTGGATTATCGGCGATGCTCTAGGCATTGCTATCGGCACAAAGGCTATCTTTCTGGGTGAGAAAGGTGTAATTTCACAACAAATAGACTTCATCAAAAGCGCGTGGATTAAAGCATGAGCAAGTATAAGCTGGGCGATCTTACTGTCAAAAATTGGAATAGCTGGGATCGCGCCCCTCGCGCGTCAGTAATAGGAACTGCAATTCTTAATGCTGTCGGTGCTGGATCGCTTGTAGGAACGAGTATTTTTGGTATTAGTGTAGCCTCGGCAATTGGCTATGTTGCGATTTCGCTTGTTACCTCATGGGCATTGAAGGCACTAGCACCAAAAATCCCTTCAAGCCAACGCGGTTTACTATTCAACGCGCGTGAAGCTGCTGCGCCTCAAGAAATCGTATATGGTAAAATTCGCAAAGGTGGATACGTTACCTATGCTGAGGCTACGGGAGCCCAGAACAAGTACCTTCATCAATTTATCACGTTAGCTGGGCATGAAGTTAATTCGATCACCAAGATATATGTAAACGAAGAGGAAGTTTCGCTTCAAACTAGCAACGGCGGCTTTGTGACGGATGCACGTTGGGCAGATAGCGATAGCAATAGGAAGCTATATATTTACAAGTTTACAGGTTCCAATACTCAAAACGTGTCGCAATTTGTAAACAATATAACTGCGCTTAATGGCAACGGGCCAGATTGGACGGTCGACGGTGTTGCGCCAAGCGGATATTACTCTGACTTCAAGGGTGAAGGCATTGCTTGTCTTTATGTGCGTTTAGAGTATGACAAAAATGTATTTGCTGAAGGCATCCCACTGATTACGGCAGAAATCGAGGGCAAAAAGGTCTACGATCCGCGTGATTCGTCAACTGCATACAGCGCTAATGCCGCGCTGTGTATTCGTGATTATCTCACTTCTACATATGGGCTAGACAATGATGGCGACACTGCTGATGCAGCAAGTGCATCGTTTGATGTTGCGGCTGATGCCTGCGATGAAGATGTAAACTTAGCGGCAACTGATGCTGGATCTTTTATTGTCGGCAAGGCTTACACAATTAAGACGGTTGGAACGACAGATTTCACCGCTATTGGCGCAAGCGGAAATACAGTAGGCGTTACGTTCACCGCAACTGGTGTGGGTAGCGGAAGTGGTACAGCGGTACGGGGCAGTTCATTATCAGAAAATCGCTATGAGATTAATGGTGCCATAAGCCTCGACAGATCACCATCTGACATCTTAGGTGATATGATGACGGCTTGCGCTGGCACATTATTCTGGGGCGCTGGATTGTGGCACTTGAAGGTTGGCGATTATGTTTCGCCCGTCAAAACTTTTACACTTGATGACTTGCGTAGCGAAATTAATCTACAAACCAAGCCTTCACGCCGTGATAACTTCAACATCGTGCGAGGCACGTTCATCGACGCTGAAAATCGCTACATTCAGGCTGATTATCCACAAATACGGTCAGAAACATTTATCAGCGACGATAGCGATGTAGAGAACGCACTAGATTTTACGCTGCCGCTTACTACGTCCTCAGCAATGGCGCAGCGGCTTGCGAAGATGACGCTGTTCCGTGGCCGTGAGCAAATGACATTCACGGCTGACTTTGGGCTAGAGGCGTTTGAGGTAGAATGCGGCGACATCATAGCATTGACGATTGATAGATATGGATGGTCATCAAAAGAGTTTGAGGTTGCAGGCTGGAAGTTTAAGAATGATGGTGATGCAGGCGATCTGCGTGTTGCTCTTACACTGCGTGAAACATCTGCGGCAGCGTTTAATTGGGCGGCAGAAGAAGTTGAAATCACAAGCAATGACAGCACATTGCCTGATCCACGCGCTGGGCTGACAATATCCAACCTTGCAGTCAGCGCGCAAAACACAAAAATTACGTCTGATGGCACGCACACAGTCACAGCAAGTTTGGCTTGGGATGCGCCTGATAGCGCATACGTTAATCATTACCTTGTAGGCTATGTAAACAATAGCCAGACAAGCATCTATGCCAAAAGTACTACAGACGACAGCACGTTTGAAACGGGGCTGCTTGTTGATGGTGATAGCTACACATTTGTCGTGGCTGCGGTTACAGACGGCGGGTATGTGGGTGCGCAGCAAACAGTTACGTTTACCGCTGAAGCTGACACAACTGCGCCCGCAGTTCCTACTGTCGTTAGCGGTTCTGGCGGGTATCGTTCTAACTTCATATCGTGGACAAATCCAACTGATGACGATCTGAAGGAAGTTCAGGTTTACGCAAACACTAGCAATACATCATCAGGCGCAACGCTAATTGGTACAATATCTGGTACAGAATTTGTGCATGGCGGTTTAGCGCAAAATACAACGCGGTACTATTTCCTGAAGTCAACTGATTTTACTGGTAATGTCTCTGGGTTTTCTGCTGGCACTGGCGCTGTAACAACTGAAGCTGATCCACAAGATGGAACAAATGGCACAAATGGCACAAATGGCACGAACGGCTCAAATGGTGATACTGTTGTCACTGGTCAGGTGTTCTATCAAGTCCTTCAATCTGGTGCGCCAAACACGCCATCTGCTACCAGCTATAACGCCTCAACTGGAACTTTTAGTGGTTTAACCTCTGATTGGGCGCAAACCCAGCCTTCAGTTAATATTACAGATACAAGCGTTCAAGAGTGGTCATCTCAGTTTCAGGTAACGATTGATGGCACCACATCAGCCCAGACCATTTCGTTTACTGCGCCATCTGGGGCAATACAAGTTACGGCTGATATTGAAAGTGACAACTATGTTGCTGACACATCAGGTTGGAAAATTGAACGGGACACTGGATTTGCTGAGTTTGGTTCAGCGGCCATACGAGGCACATTGACAGCAAGCCAAATCCAGATAGATAACGTAACTTTAGACAGTGATGGATCTGGCAATCTTATTATTGCGTCAGGCGGTGTTGATACAAATCAACTTGCTGCAAACTCTGTTACAAAAGCGGGCACAAATGGGCAAACCGTTTTTGACCTTTCCGGCGGCAGCACAAAGGATGTAACGGCATCAATCACAAATTGTGATAGTGGGTCTGAACTTATAATTCTATTTAATTGGACAGCGGGATCTGCAACCGCAGGGGATTTGGTAGACCTAAGTGTTTTGCAGAATGGAAGTGTAGTATCTGGAATAGGCACTGTTGCCAGCGCCCCTGTTCAAGACTTCTTTGGGTTGCCAAGTGCTTATATGATGCGGATTACTGCATCGTTGGGAACAAATACTGTAGGGGTTCGCATTACTGCTAACAGCGGCAATACATCTTCTGTCATAGGTGTTGTTTATGGATTATTTGCGCTAGAGGTTAAGAAATGAGTGATTTTGATTGGGGTAAACTACGCATTGATAGAAACACTAAGCTAAAGGCGTGTGATTGGACGCAGATGCCAGATGCCCCTTTAACTGATGAGCAAAAGGCATCGTGGCGCACTTATCGTCAGCAATTGCGTGATCTGACGTCGAACACAACAGACCCCGCAAATCCAGTTTGGCCAACGCGGCCTTGATGATTTACTACCAAGAGCCTTTGTGCTAGGTTACAAGGGCATATGCTAACATAAACTTCGGAGGCCCATTATGGCAACGTTTAACAAGGTGAACGATTTTGTTGCAAACGCCGTTCACAACATGGATTTAGAAAGCGATCAAGTTATTGTTGCTCTCTCTAACACAGCACCAGCATCAGAAAGCTCAAACCCTGCTACAGATGGCAATGGTGTTTTGGCAAACGTAACTCAGGTTTCCTATGGCAACCTTTCCTCTCGCAGCGTAACAACATCATCATCTTCGCAGACGGGCGGCACATACAAGCTAGTATTGGCTGATATCACGCTGACATCTACTGGCGGTTCAACTGGCCCATTCCGTTATGTGTATATCTACAATGACACAGTGACATCTCCTGCTGATCCTTTGATCGGTTATTACGACTATGGGTCATCACTTACGCTTAACGATGGTGACAGCCTTACAGTGGACTTCAGTGCTGCAAATGGTGTTTTGCAAATCGCTTAATGAGGTGTTGAAATGGTCGTACTGGCGAACAGAGTAAAGGTTGAGACATCGACAACAGGCGCTGGCACTATAACGCTTGGTGCTGCTGTTGACGGTTATCAAACCTTCGCTGGCGGCGGTGTAAGTGATGGCGACATTGTCCGTTATGCGATAGAGGACGGAAGCAACTGGGAAATAGGAAGCGGTACATACGCAGCATCTGGAACTACTATGACCCGCACAGTTAGCGAGAGTAGTAGCTCTGGTTCTGCTATCAACCTTAGCGGTTCTGCTACGTTGTTCTTAACGGTTCTGGCCGATGATCTTGCTGACACTTTGGATTATGGGCTTGTTACGGGCGCAGTTACTTTAACAGATGATTATGGGAGCCTGACCTAATGGCAAGACAAGTTCAAATACGGAGAGGTACGACAACACAAACAAATTCATTTACTGGCGCTGTAGGTGAAATTACAGTTGATACAGATAAAGATACGGTTGTCGTTCACGATGGCTCAACCGCTGGCGGTCATCCACTGCCGACTTCGCTTGCTGATCTTAGTGTTACCTCTACAGCAACAGAGTTAAACACCTTAGATGGCATTCCCGCCACACTGACAGCTACTGAGCTTGGCTATGTCGATGGCGTTACATCAGCGATCCAAACGCAGCTTGATGATAAGATGTCACCAACCTACACGGGCGATGTAGATATCACAGGCGAGCTAATCGCTGATAGCTACAACGAAACCTACTTAGCTGTCACATCAAGCTCTTTAGCTACTACAGTAAATTGTGAATCTGGCAATTCATTTAGTCACACGCTCACAGAGAACACCACGTTTACATTCAGCAACCCGCCAGCGAGCGGCACTGCGTACAGCTTTAGCATTGAGCTTATCCAAGATGCCTCTGCGTCTGGCTTCGTGGCCTCATGGCCCACAAGCGTTGACTGGCCCGCTGCTACAGCACCAACGCCGACAGCAACCGCATCTGCAAAGGATGTATTCGTGTTCTACACCAGAGATGGTGGCACAAACTGGTACGGGTTCACAGCTGGACAAGCGTTAGGCTAAGGGGCTTATATAATGGCTACTAAAAAGAAAATGCTTCAAGCCGCCGCCGGTAACGCTGGTGGTGCTGGCCCTGATGTGGATGAGGTGTTCAGCACATATTTATACACTGGGAATAGCGGCGCTCAAACAATTACCAACGGCATTGACCTTAGTGGTGAAGGTGGTTTTGTTTGGCTTAAGGGCAGAGGCTCTGCTAATTCTCATTTGATAGACACTGAACGTGGTAGCGATAAGTATCTCATCTCAAACGCAACAAACATAGAGCAAACATCACCATCAGGTGCAGATGTTACATCATTTAACTCCAATGGTTTTTCGTTTGGAACGTATTACAACAATATTAACTTCAATAATTCTAATTACGCCTCTTGGACATGGAGGAAAGCCCCTAAGTTCTTTGATATTCAAACTTGGAGCGGAAATTCAACAGCAGGTCGCACAATAAGCCATAATCTAGGATCAATTCCTGGGATGATTATTATAAAAAGGTTAAACCTTACTACAAATTGGGCTGTTTATCATAGAAGTGCAGGTGATGGCACTGGGAATGGGGCTGAAGACTATTACTTACAACTTAATAATTCAAATGAACGAAATGCTAGTTCTTCTTGGTGGAATAACACCGCACCAACGGCAACAGAGTTTACTTTAGGTAATGGGTCTAATGTAAACTCCAGTAGTGGAACATACGTTGCCTACCTATTCGCCCACAATGACGGCGACGGTGAGTTCGGCAATGATGCTGACCAAGATATTATCAAGTGCGGGGGTTATAGTGGAAATGGTAGCGTCCAAGATATCGACTTGGGTTTTGAGCCACAGTGGGTGTTAGTAAAGAATGTTACTAGCAGTAATGTTACAGCGGCTAGGTGGGGTATTTATGACGTTATGAGGGGAATGCCCCTAGCGACATACAGTGCGGTTGAATTAAATTCAGACCAATCCACAGCAGAGAGAACAGGGTACAGTAGCATAGCCCCTTACGCCAACGGGTTCACTTTACTAAGCGGCGGAACAATGAACAACCAAAGTGCCAACAACTACATCTACATGGCAATACGCCGTGGCCCGCTTGCATCGCCAACTGATGCGACAGAGGTGTTTGACATAAATGAAAAACTTGGTGGATACCCAACGCCCGAACTTATTAACACAGGTAATGTAGTTGATTTGTTAATCAGCAAAAGGGCTGAAAGTTCTGGTGGTGGTGGGTCTTATTTCTGGGATCGGTTAAGAGGTGGCGCAAAGTATCTGGAGGCTAATAGCACAGCAGCGGAAACAGGTTCTGTAGAATATATAGAATTTGATACCAATGAAGGGGTTAGAGAGGGCTTCTTTAATACCAGCCATAATCAGGTCAATTGGACATGGAAGCGCGCCCCTGGCTTTTGCGACATTGTTGCTTACACGGGGAACGGAACAGCGGGGCGTACTATAAGCCATAACCTTGGTGTTGCGCCTGAGATGATGTGGGTGAAGAAACGTCCTAGTACTGGTAGCTGGGCTGTATACCACAGCGGTGCTAACGGAGGAACTACCCCAGAGAATTATCATTTCTTTTTAAACAGCACTAGTGGAGAGGACACAGACAGTAACTATTACTGGTATCAAACGGCTCCTACTGCAACAGAGTTTTCACTCGGTATTAGTGCTAATACAAATCAAAGCACTGTATCCTACATAGCCTACCTCTTTGCAAGCCTAGATGGTGTGTCTAAGGTGGGGAGTTACACAGGTAATGGCACAAACCAGACGATCAACTGTGGTTTCAGTGCGGGTGCTAGGTTTATTCTCATCAAGCGTACAGACAGCACTGGTGATTGGTATGTCTGGGACACAGAACGTGGTATTGTTGCAGCCAATGATCCACACCTAAGTCTAAACACAACGGCTGCTGAAGTTACAACAGATGACAGCATTGATCCTGACAATAGTGGTTTTATTGTTAATCAGGTAAGTGCAACAAACGTCAACGTATCAAGTGCAAGCTATGTTTATTATGCGGTGAGTTGAGCATGACACGTTGTGAATACAGAAAAGCCTACACTCAACATAAATCCAACGCCAAACAAAGCTGGCTGGTCATACGCAATAGCATAATCAAACTCAGACGAAAGGATCAATCAAATGAGTGAATACAGAAACAGAACAACAGGCGAAGTAAAAACACAAGGGCAATGGCGGGCGGCTAACCCCAACATGTCTTTGCCAAGGGTCTGGAAGGCAGCAACGCTAGATGCACTAAACATAGATGCCGTTCTGCGAAGCCCAGCGGCTACCACAACAGCATACCAGAACTCAGTTCGTGATGGCGTTGAGCAAGATGCTCATGGCAACTGGGTGGAAAAGTATGTAGCTAGAGATATGTTCGCTGACACCACAGAGGATGGCGTTACCACCACCAAAGCGGAACACGAGGCAGCTTATCAGGCAACGCTTGATGCAGCAGAAGCAGAGCGTAATCGAACCAAGCGTAACACGCTGCTAGCTGAAACAGATTATTTTGCGCTGACTGATGTAACGATGGATGCCGCTATGACAACCTACCGTCAGGCTCTTCGTGATATTACAGTACATTCTAACTGGCCTGACTTGGCAGACGCTGACTGGCCGACAAAGCCGTAGGGTAAACAGGCGATGCTTGGATTTTCACCTCTAGCCTCAACGGCAATCGCAGATGACATAGGCTTTGCAGTTTATGATCTAGTTGCTGATGCTGGGTCTTTTGTTGCGACAGGCCAAGATGTAACCTTTGCTACTAGCGAGATTATCGGCACTGGTGTCTTTACTTACACGGCGCAAGATGCTGGCTTGGTTGTTACAAAACCTTCTGATGCTGGATCGTTTGCGGTTGCTGGTCAAGACATTGACTTTAGGCTTGATAATAAGATAACCGCACAACAGGGTACTTACATTGTTTCGCGGCAACAGATTGCTTACAACACCAGTAAAGTTGCTGGCATTGGGCAATTTGCGCTTACGGGTCAGTCAAGCGGCATCAATTACCCGATGTCTGCTGACAGTGCGAGCTTTTCTCTCGCGGGTCAGGCCAGCGTGTTTGGCGTCACAATGTTTGCTGGCGCTGGCGCGCTGGCGCTTGCGGGTCAAGCAGCCAATACAAACACAAGTATAGTTTCAAGCAACGGTTCGTTTGCTCTTGCTGGTCAAGGCGCTGAGCTGTTACCAGTGGTTATAATCGACGTAGACGCTGGTGTATTTGTGCTGACGGGTCAGCAAAATGTGCTAACTCGCAACTACGCGCTCGCAGTTGATGCTGGCACATTTACTCTTACTTTCACTGACACTGACATAGACACTAGCTTGACTGCGGGTGTTGGCACATTTGCGCTGACAGGTCAGGATGCAGTTCTTAATGTCGGTGAAACTTTGAACGCGGATGCTGGCACATTCGCAGTCACTGGCCAAGACATCAACTTTGATGTCAGCGACAACTTTGTGGCAGAGGCTGGCATATTTAGCGTCAACACAGAAACCGTTGCGCTAAAGGCTCGCTTCCACATAAGCCCTGATGTTGGTAGCTTCGCGCTACAAGGTCAAGATACTGACTTTATAGAGGCAGAAATAATTGTTGCAGAGGCTGGCAGCTTTGTTCTGTCAGTTGAGGAAGCGACACTAATTCCAAACCTCACATTGCCCGCTGAAACGGGCGTGTTTGCATTGGCGGGCCAGAATATTGGCATAGGTCAATTCTTTAGGATTGATGGTGTTGGCGTGTTTACTTTGAGCGGGCAAGATGCTGGCCTTGCCTCTGCGCGAGCCAGACGCTTTGAGTTCGATGGATATTCGCAGGAAGTGGTTTTAAATGACAACAACTTTGTTATAATAGAGGAAGCGTACAGAGGGGCGGCATAATGACTTTTTATATGAAGCAGAATGATACAGCGCCATCAATACGCGCAAACATAAAGAATGGTGATGGAACCGCGATAGATTTAACAAACGCTTCTGTTAGGTTTCATATGCGAACAATCGGCGGCACATCCAGCAAAGTAGATGCTGCGGGCGTAATTATATCACCGCCAGAGGGCGGCATTGTGCAATACGATTGGATCGCTGCTGACACTGACACGGTTGACAGCTACCAAGCTGAGTTTGAAGTAACTTACGAAAATGGCAGCGTGGAGACATTCCCGAATGACGGTTATATTCGCGTAGAAGTAACTGACGATATTACTTAGGATAATAAGATGGAAATTGGTGCTTTGTGGAGTGTTTGTTTAACCGCTGGATTGGGTTTATTAAGCTGGTTGCTCCGCAGTGCATACGCTGAAGTTCAGCGGATTAGCATATTGCTAAACAAGACCCGCGAAGAAATGGCGCGGGAGTATGTCACAAAGACTGATAGCTCTGCCGTATTGGCGCAGATTGTCTCTCGCTTTGACCGAATAGAAGAGAAAATAGATAGACTGATGGAAAGATGATCTGTGCGCTGGCCGGTATAGCGGTTGGCGTCATTGTAGAGGGTCACGTTCTGTATAACGCTTGTATCTACAGATGCCCCACAGGATTTTATTATCACTACCCATATGTTATAAGAATACCGTATAACTTTAAGTGTCCACCAGCAGCAAAGGTGGGCAAAGGTGCCTGATGATAGATCCCGCAACTGCAATTATGGCCGCTGGCGCTGCGTTTAACGCAATCAAGAGGGGCTGTCAGATCGGGCGTGATTTAGAGGGCATGGCTGGTGATCTTGGGCGCTGGTCAAAAGCAATCTCCGACTTTGACTTTGCCGCCAAGCGCGTAGAAAACCCGAAATGGTATCAAAGCTTTGGCAGCGTCGAGCAGCAGGCGATGGATCTGTTTGTGCAGAAAAAGCAGCGCGAGAATATGCGTGATGATCTGCGCAAAATGATTAGTGAAACGCTTGGCCCATCAGCTTGGCAAGAGCTAATCAAGATGGAAAACGAAATACGCCAGAAGCAGAAGGACGCGCAATACAAGAGAATTGAGCGCAAGGAGACTATTATCGCGTGGGCGGCAGGCATATTTCTATTTTTGCTCTGCGTGGGTGCGCTGTTTGGCTTTGTCTGGATTGCGGTACGGCGCTGATGTCTGACGGTGTATCAGGAATAGGTAGCGCCCCGTTTAACGTAGGAAGCCACATACACCAGCAAACGCAGACCCGTGAGAGCATAGAAGCGCATCTGGTGGAGCAGAGGGTAACAAAGGAGCATAGGGCCAACCACACGCATCTGGAGGCGCTCAGAGAGCAGAAGTTGGACTTAGGCAAAGCTTATGATAGGTTCGGCGCTAAGACCACTGCTGATCGCCCACAGGGCACTAAAATTAACATAGAGGTTTAACATGGCTAATACCTTTGAGAAGATCCTAAAGTACAAGCTTATGCCGCGTATAATGATGCTGGTGATGACTTGTATGTACATACGCTGTATAGAATGGGCGTTAAGCCAGCCCGATTTATCAACGCAACAGGCCGGTCTAATATCGGTTGTCACGGGGGCTATGAGCGGCGCTTTTGCCGTATGGTTAGGATCTGAGAAATGATACAAGCATTTATAGGCCCAATCGCCAACCTTGCTGGAAGCTGGTTGCAGGGCAAAGCCGATAAGACCGCAGCAGAAGCTAAGTTAAAGCTTACTGAGGCAGAAACAAAATCCAAGATCCTTCTCAGCGAAAAGACAAGCGTTGCGGATTGGGAGCGGATTATGGCCCAAGGCACTCAAAATTCATGGAAAGATGAATATCTTGTTTTGCTGTTTTCAATCCCTCTTGTGCTGTCATTTTGTGGCGAGTTTGGAAGAACCGCTGTCGCAAATGGGTTCGCTGCATTGGAGTCCATGCCAGAATGGTATCAATACACTTTGGGCGTAATCGTAGCGAGTAGCTTCGCCGTAAGGTCAGCAACAAAGTTCTTTAGGGGGAACAAATGACATTTAAATTATCCCAACGCAGCCTTGACCGGCTAGAAGGCGTAGACAGCCGCATGGTGGCCGTTGTTAAGATGGCAATTAATCTGACCAAGACTGACTTTGGTGTTGTGCAAGGTATGCGCACACTGGAGATGCAGAAGGCACTGGTTGCCAAGGGTGCCAGCCAAACCATGAAGAGCAAGCATCTGGATGGCCTTGCAGTCGATATAATGGCCTATATTTCGGGCAGGGGATCATGGGAGCTAAACCTTTATGATGATCTTGCTGACGCAATGGCAGAGGCAGCTAATTCACTTGGCATAAAAGTACGCTGGGGGGCTGCATGGCAGATCGACTGCATTGGCACATGGAAGAGCCAAGGTAAGTCTATGGAAGATGCCATGAATGAATATGTGGATCTGCGAAGAAGTCAGGGCAGAAGACCATTTATCGATGGCCCTCATTTTGAGTTAATGGTATGACGATTTG